CTCCCCACGTACGCAATTCCATGCGCACGCCTCCTTTGGTCTCCCATAAGGCAGAAGTTGAGCTATTAAAATTTGTGACTCCCTTGTTCTAAAAACCCCGGCGGTAGCCGAGTAAAAAATAAACAAATTAATCATAAATTCTATTCGGCTACAACCCCGGTCGCCTTTCGACGCCCACCCCGGCCACAGGGGTGTATTTTATTTATACTGTTTTTATGCCACAGTAGGCAATGTTGCTCGATAAATGAGCGGAGGAGCTCCAGTGAAGAAATATGTTGTAAAATCTTCACCAGCAGCTACCCATGTTTCAACAGAAAAATATTCTGCCTGAGCTGCATCAGCAGTCTTATGCTGGAATCCAGTTCTATACCTCCAAATACGGTCATATGGATAACCACGATCATAATCCAGGTCACGAACTTCATAATTCGTTCGCTTTCCTGGTTCAAATCTCAATGGTGTATAGTACGGAATCTCAATTTCCAAAGCTGAATTAACAGTGCTATGATTTATCGCAGCACCAGCATATCCAGTAATTGGTTCAATTTGGTTAGATGGTTCTCCACCAATAACAGCTAATCGATTCAAAGCGTTAGAACTAAACAACACTGTATTGAGTGTATACAAACCATTCTCATACAATGATGTTTGCCCAAAACGCACATTCCGATGTTCTGCTGCTGAATAGGTGGATATGTGATTGCCAGTTGTTTCTGGGAAAAACTTCCATCTAATTGATCCACGATGTCCAGCAAAACCCAATGTAATGTAATTCAACAATGTAAAATTAACAAAGTTGTACAAACCAACGGGTGCCGTTGTTGGTGTAACAGCTTCAGGCATAAAACCTTTAAGTCTTGGAAATGCGGATCGCACTAAATTCATCTCACGAATGCCAACCTCCGAATTGGGATTAATGGTAATGCGTTCATGGTGATTAAATCGTTTTAACAAAGGTCTAAACGACTCAATTATTTCACCATAATAAACATCACCAACTTTTGTTGCCATTTTCGCTCCTGTGAACTCCATGCATGGTTCTTGTGTTGGCATATTTTCCTCAACAACATCTCCATCTGGAAGTACTTCTCCAAGTTGTGGTTGGAATTCACCCAATTGTGCACCAAATCCATAAGGTTGCACTTCATAATGACCAACCATATTAGTTGGTTCACGGAAGCACAAATCCTTGCCACCTTTAACGTACACATTAACTTGTACATCATTGTTAGCTAGACTACTTGGCGTTGTGAGTTCATTCAGCACATACACTGACAATGTTCCATTAAATAACGTGTCACTAATTGCTGTGTATCTTGTTGTACTGAAAACTTCAGTTTGAGCATCCAAACCTGGTGCAGGCATTTCCATAAAAGTTTGAACCTGATTCATAGGTATCGCCATCGTACAATCAGTTTGATGCCTCAAATCAATAACCTTTGAATAAGATGTCAAATACTGATCATGAGTGCCACCAGCTGTGTCAGATGCATAATTTGGGTCATACACTATTCGCAATTTCCCGTTATGCATCTTAGAGCATACAACTTGAATCCTATACTCCATAGTTCCACTCCACGAATTAAACGGCAAAGCAGCAAACGCTGTTGCAGTTAAATACTGAACATCAGCCGCCTCACGCCAAACCATGGGATTCACTCTAACATTGAACAAAAAGGTCTCAGGACCTGACGCAATTGGCCAATCAAAAGTAGTAAACCATGATTCGTGACTCACAATGTTTTGAATAGATAATGGATCAACGCTAGAACCAACACCACTCAACCTAGGATCAATAGACATCTCCTGCTTGTCATCAACAGACAACTTTGCACTCCTATCGGGTACAGTTGTCAATGCCAAAGAAGATGTAGACTCAGGTTTCATGGGTTCAACGTCCTTAGTATGTGGTGGTCTACTCATGCCAAATAATTTTGCCATGGATGAAACCCCATTTGCTAAAGCAGATGTGGCGTCGGCATATGGCGCAATGTAAGGAACTTTACCCAATTTTGCTGCCAACCCAGCAACTTTTGTTGCAGGACCAGAAATCATTCCACTAGCATTAGCTTCATCTATTTCTCCCATTTGAGGAACCAATGCAGTTGAATCAACACTAGTAGCACCAGCCAATTCGACATCTTTCAACCATGCAAATGTGGTAACAGTAACATCATCTGTACCATTATTCGCATGTTTTAGGATATTCAAAGTACGCAAATAAATATTGCCCAAATTGATCCATTCACGCTTAGTGATATTCAAATAATCACGATGGTAGAAAAATGGCATCTCCATATAACCACCTGAAGAATCAGATGGATCAATAAAAACTTTGGGTAAATTCGTCATACGAACTAATGATTCCTGTATCAATGGACTGTATTGCGAAACTGTGTCATACCTATGTAAAGGTTGATAACAAGCAATAGCGCGACCATAATGAAATGGTGTACCACTAACAACAACCTTAAAACACAAAGTCGCACGCATCAGTTTAAAATTGTTAACACGATTAATAATTATGGGATTTGACAAATAATCATCCCATGGATTAATATCAGCAAACAACGTACCACCAACCTGCCACTTGTATGCATTCAACTTCAATGGACGTGAAAAGAAATTTTCATAACGCGCATAAACTTCATCGCGCGCCATACGAATCTCATCAATAGCAGATGGTATTATCACCGAATGACCTTCTCTATCATCGGCAAACATCATCTGCTGTTCACGTGTTTGAACCTTTGCATCTCCTGCCACTTCGGTCTGATCTAGAACACCCATATGGGCTTCCAAATTAGCAAACCTTGGTGGTAGCAAGATACTTGAATTTGCCTCACTCCGAACATTACAAGCGGGATAAAATAATCCAGTCTCATCCATATCCATGGACCATACGACAGCCTTTGCTGTCTCATCCGACAATTCAGGGACTAAATCACTAATGACACGCGAGAAAAATCTGGGGTGATTCTCAAATTCACCGTGAAAGTTACCAATAGATATGCGACTTTTAAGCAATCTACTAATACTTTCACTAAGTTCCATCTCAAGAAACTGCAATGTCTTTTCGCGCAATTGCCAAAAATATGCGCGAAATGCATCACACCAACCTGTGGTATGGAACTCATAGTAATGCATCAAATGGTCAAGATGCAAAACCCTATAACGTCCAAAAACGCCAGAGGGTCTTCCACTAATCACGTAATACTTACCTTCAAAACAAATGACATCAACAGTTTCGCCCGCAACAAAAAGTTTAGACTTACCTGCATAGATGTCATATTTCATTTCAACATTTACACTCGAATCCGAAATGGAAAAATCCGAGCTACTTTCTTGATTTGTGTTTCCGAGTCATTTATCGAATCGTGCTTAAACTCATACACACGATTAGGGTCCCCTGCGAGATATATAAATCTCCAAATATCATGTAAAGCCTACAATTATGACGCGGGTATGTCAAAACTGTGGTAACCAAATACATGAAAGCCCACTTCAACTATACGCTGGAACCCCAGGGGACATCCGGGGCGGCATTTAAGGCTGCTCCGCACCTAAATATGACTTCCTCCATTTCCCAACCATATCGTCATACGTACTATCCAGCATAGTACACATATGGCTGATGTTTGCTCTTCGAGCTACTTGAATTAATTCTTGCCGACGCTTCTCATAAACATCCTCGCCATGGCTAAACCACTCACGAAGAGCACCATCTATGTTCATCGCACTACATTCATTCTCCGTTAACGGGTGACCCTGCGGATATAAATGCATGTGCAAAGACTTGAACACAGACTTGTCAACTAAAGCGCCCAGATGCACGCCCAATTTTGGGTGGTGGACTGTTTTGCGTTTTAAAAATTCAAACTCCTCAAAGGGCAAAAAGTCGGTCAATTTACTACCTTTATCTGGCATAGTGTAAATTTGACCATACTGCCCCAAAAATTCAGACAAACTCTTGATTGTAAATTTGTCCTCCTCCGGATGAACAGAACCAATGTTATCATCACCATAAGTAATGACATTAATACGTTCACGAAACGGTGGAGGATCATCGTGCACATTGTAGTAAAAACATCTCATTCCCAAACTACCAACGATGCCGTTCAAAACAACTGTCAAGGAATTTCCACTAATGTGTGAACCCCTTGTTAGTCCAATCAAAACGCCATCGAAAGCAATAACGGAATATACAATATCTCCTACCATTGCACGCATGACATTCAAATCTTCGTCTGAATATTTGCATTCACTCGCCAAATCAATTAAGATTCGCAGTGATGCAATCAACAATTGTGATGGAATTTTCTGGTCGTAACTACCATAATCTCCACCAACAATTCTCTCCTTACCATATTTAAGAACATGGTTATGCATTTGTTCCCACTCAGGTCCATGACAGTTTATCCCCACTGCACATTCAGACACCAGGGGATTCATTTGCAAAATCCTCAAAATAGGTAAGAAATATTTTCTGATAAGAAAAGTAAGTGAGATGGCATTTCCATAAAAGATGCGACATTTCTCTTTTGATAGAATTTCATCTTTCTTACATGCTTTTGCAATTGGGTACGCACGAACACCTCGCTTGTAGCAGTCTTCGCAGCGCTCAATCTCTTGCATTATCTCATCAGTAAATTCCCTTCGAATGAAGCCATCTTCATTCACATCATCAACCGCCAGAAAATTGCGTTTCTTGCCAGACAAAGGAAAACCAATTGATGTATCCATTTTAATGGCATCAATAAATCTCTTCCCTGGAATTCCACACATATTTTCTTGAACAGTCAAAGGACGAGCATCATTCCACATGTCATTCCTTACAATTGCCAATAAAGGCTCTTTGTAATCAATAACCGCTTTCCTCAATAAAGCTTGCGGAAACGGTAAAGCTGGATTTGACATATTGGCCAAACATGTTTGCCACCCAAACCATGCTGGCTTTTCAACAGGTCCTCTATAAATATTAGGTACACCACACACGTCCACCACGTGTTTGGATATGGGCAAAACGGCAGCATCACTCTTAAAAGTAGATGATTGACCACATGTGCCATATAACTCTATTTGAGAATCATGTGGCATATAATGGACTGCACTACTAGAAGGAATACTAGCTTGCTCATCATAAATTGTCACACCCAATATCTGCTCAGGAAACTCTTCAGCACTAGCAGTAATAATATTACCTTCCTGCTTGTTCAAATGAAGATATCCTTCCTCCAAATGTTTGTGTAAAATAGTTCCATAAGCACCGCGATTAGAGCCAGTTACACCTCCCAAATGTAAGCCAACAATACAATTTCCTTTTGTTTGTGATACAATAACAGCTCCACAATGACCAAACTTTGTAGGTATTGTTAACTCATATGTACCACCATCATAATAAAAATCAGTTGTCTTAACACGTTCAGGATGTGTAACACCATAAGATTGTTCAATATCACCATTTTCATTGCGCCAAACCCATTGAAATGGCACGGACCGCATCTTATCCAACGGAAAATAACCCGTTAGATCTTTATACGATCCACCACTAGAAACATAGCACATAACAACATCAGTATTTGGAATATGATGCGATTGATTAAAATCAATCTCAGAGTAAAACTTGCCACCATTTTGCTTGGGCAATTTCTTTCTGAATTCACATTTCAAACTTTTACCAACTCTATCAAAATAATGTTTAGGCAATAAAACAACGTTAGATTTCACAAATAGAGCATTGGCAAAATA